GATTTCTGCAAATTGAGGACGGAATTTGTCTGCAATCCTCTTCGCAATTTGCGGTTTAATTCCCTTCTCAAGGGACCACTTCTTAACGTCAAACTGAATGACTCCTTCTTGAAAGAACACATCCAGTTGTTCATCAAGTTCGCCAATCAATTCGGCAGCCTTATTGTGGATGCGGTCTTGGATTGAGATAACCTTAGCGACTTGTTCAGTGACTTGTTCAGTGTCATCCGATACATCTGCAACCAATTGCTCAATTCTGGTAATGCATCGATCCCACACACCGTCAGGTAGAGTGCTACCGTTATAGAGTAGACGACTGTTCCAACCGATGTTATGAAGATTGATGGCATTGATTTTGGAGAGTTTTCTGATTGTGTCTTTGTTATATTTGATAGACTTGAGGTAGGAGATTGTGAAGTTCTTGGCATCTTCACTGCCGTAGAAATAATTGAACCATGTATATGCTTTCGCTAGATCAATCTGTGAAGCATTTTCATCCACAGTCGGTTCAGAACCTAGATACTTTTCATCCGCAAACTTAGGGCGTCTAACGACTGCCGTTTTCACTTTTTTCTCCTTATCTGTCACGATGTTGTTTCCACAACTCATACAATTCTTTTTCTAACCGTAGTGCTTCTACTTCCCAAGGTAACTTTTTATAAGGCACCTTAGCATCACTAAACATCACACCATTCCACTTTTGGTATGGACCAGACATTTCTATTAGCTGACCTCTGGCGTATTGTTTAACATGGACCATCTCATGTGCCAGTGTTCTTAGCATGAAAGGACGACCAAAGTCTGAATCCATCTCTATCTCAAACTCACGATATTTTTTGGATTCAAATCGAAAATCGTCGTCTGTATAGGTGCAGGTTCCAAAACATTTGGTTGACTTATATAGATTGTTTTTGAGTTTGATGACCACTGTTACATTTTTGCTAAGCCTTTTGAGCAGGTGGTCGCTAAAGAAATGGCCAGATTGTATTAACTCTTGTCTTGTGATCTTTTTAGGATGTCCGTGTAATACAATCTTTGCCATTGATTCCTCAGGTGAAAATGTGTGAATAGTCTTTGAACTCATTTATCACACAGATTCCATCTTCAAGATATTCATGATCATACGCCATTTCCTCGGCGAAGTCAAGAGCCTCGTTAAGTATATAGAAAACCTTGGCTTCTCCGAAAACGGAAACAATAGCAGGAATGTCACCTTCATAACGGCAAAGTTCCTCATTGAACTTTCCGTAAATGTTGTCAATAGCCTGTGCATACGTTACACGATACTCAGGACCCTTTTCTGTTATTGTCAACAGAACATAGATGCCGTTATCAGCAGACATTATTCCTCGTCTCCTTCAACTTCTTCAAAGAAGGTTGATTTGATTAGTCGGATGAACCATGAAATCATAAATGGTGCCCAAAGAGGAGCAAGCACCTCGATCCAGGTCCAGTTAGCAAGGTGATCCGTTAGTTTTAGGCCAATGAGCAATAGTGCCAGACCATCCATAAAATCTAAACCATCGGATGTTGCTGATACATTGATAACCTTGGCTTTGTCCATACTCTTCATATTTCGGATTCCTTCCGGTAGATTAACAGGCATTACTTCCTCTTTCTTCCTTTGAGACGACGAGCCTTGCGTTTTGTTGAACCAATCTTACGGCGACCCTTGCGAGGTCTATTCTTATGCGGCCATGCCATATACTACTCCTTCAATAGTGTTTTCACGGAATCATAACGAAAGGAGCGCCAGCCACCTGCGTCAATATCCCATACTGCCTGAACATCATCATTCAACTGCCGAGCAGGCTTGGCTACCTGTCCATCATATTCTGATAGAACCTGTGGAACAAAATTATCAGATAGAGTGGCCCGCATGGTACGTTCCGTTCCATCTTTCTTCTCAAAGACAACGGTAACAACACCGTTCTTCAAGTCTTCTCTTAGAGCATACTTATCAATCATAGTTTTCCTTTCTCATGTAGATTAGAAAGTTCATTATAACCGCCAATGTAGCGGCTGTCAATAGTGATTACGGGAAAGGTTTTGGCACTAGGATATAATGCCTTTAACGTCTCACGGGAAAAGTCTCTTTCAAGTTTATACTCAATAAAAAACTTTCCTTGACTTCTCAGAAGTTCCCGTGCCTTGTCGCAGAAGGAACAATCATTTTTGGAATACATTACAATAGCCATTCTAACCTCACTTACTTAAATGGGATTTTCTTACTCTCAAATAAATCCATTCATTATAATATTCTTCTGATATCAAAGCATCTCGATCAAATTGTTCCTTCGCTTCCACATACGAAGCCTCACCTTTGCTCTTACATAGATAGAGGATTTCTCTTGTGAACTTTTCTTTACCGAATAAATCAACATGCGAAAGGAGTTCTTTGTTCGATCCATAGTAATCAAGCCAATCCGAATCAATCTGTTTCTTTACTCGCTTGCCCTTTTTCTTAGTGCTGCGAGTAAACTTAAACAGTTTCTTGCCTACATATTTTTTGCCAGTCACAGTGTTTGTTATTAGATAAACAAACGCCACATATCCATCTGGTATTTCAGTAAAAGGTTCTTTGTTGTATGTCCATGTCATACAGATATATAGTCATCGATTTATAAACCAATCATATATCTTGGCGAAAACAATAATCAAAATGGCGTAGACTATTGTTAGTAAAGGTGCAACAAAAAGAAGATATGTCCATGCGTCAATCTTCAAAGGCTTCTACCTCTGGCGGATACTTTTCGTTCCACACTACATCAAATGCTGGATCGATATCAAGATATCCTTCCATGCCTTTGATTTCAAATTCTTCTAGAACTTCTAATAGAACCCTATATGTTTCTTCTCGTTCTAAAACACCAACATCGCTTTCTACATACTGTTCAATAAAATGACCGAATATGGCCGCTCTTTCTCCTGCCATTTACTCCTTATCCTTCTTGAAAAAGGACATATACTCAGATAAGGAATTGGAAAACATCTTGTATGTGACATTTGTGACCATGATAGCATTTCTATACCATTCATAAAAAGGATTCCTTGCGAGTAAGTCCGATTGTTTAGTTTTATGTTTCTTTGGCTTCCTGAGAAGCAAAGACTTATTATGTATCATACTTTCCAGAAAGACTGTTCTCTTGTCAATCATTTCATCACAAACATAGAGAAGATGTTCATTTTTCATTATTTTCTTTAGTTTCTTTACAAGTTTTTTTCGTCTTTTGGCAGCATGAAGTTGTTCCAATAAAATTTCATCTAGTTCGTCGGTCATAACATCCAAAACATGATTGCTGTTATAGATAGAAATAGAAACACCGAATATGACCAGCTAGTTGCCAGTGCTATCATACCGAAGATAGTAGCCAATATGATCATACTCATGATGCCTTCGAAAGTTCTATCGGTCAATCTACATCCATTGTGAACAGAGCCCTGACATACTTATTAGGATCAAAGTCAATCCTCTTCCGAGCAAAGATGACGAAACCAATATCATGTTTTTCCATCACATCATTCATAGACTTACCAGTAGTATATACATCGTCCACAACAAGGCGAAAAGGATTGTCTTTCTTACAATATTTTTGTAGAGCATTACCTAGTTTGGTGCCACCTCTTGGAATACCATAGACAGAGCCAAACTCACATCGTTCGGCAATCATAGCAGCAAGACATTCCCAGTCATCGTCGGTGAGTGCATCACATTCAATCTTCCAGTTTAGTTCTTTACCAGCATGGGAGGTAAAGATTCCCCATTGAAATAGGTTCATGGTGTAATCCTGATAGTTGTGTTTGGATCGTTCTTTACAATTCCATATAGCGTTCTGGCATTAGCAGGACTAAGCCTAACACATCCATGAGAAGCAGGTCGTCCAAGGTTACCCACATGAGGAGTTCCATGAATAGCGTAACCCCCCGTAAAGAAGATTGAATAAGGCATAGGGGCGTTGTCATACTTCTTTGAGTAGTGCATTCGTTCAAGGCCTTGTGGAACGAAATATCCTGTGGGTGTAGTGTAGGGCTTATGGGTTTTTGGATCGACCCCTCTACGAGCCGTAGATACTGGCCACGTGTAATATCCTTGGTCACTTTGAACCTCCATGGTCTGTGTCTTCTTATCAATGACGATGTTTGTGGTCGCCATTGCAGGTGTGGTTGTTAGTAGCATTGCAAGTAGTAGGTGCTTCAATTTGAATGTTCCTTATTGTTCATATAGTCGTGGCAAGAACCAGGTTTCTTGTTGTAGTAGGTGCAGTAAGCAGCGATCCAATCGGCAGCAATAGCATTCTGGGCCACATTCAATGGAATCTTGCCATCGCATACCAATCTATGCAGTTCATTCTCAAGGGAATCTTTTACACGGGCATTCCAGGGTTCACCAAAGTATGCCTGAGGCCATAGGTTCCGCATTGAGTTGGTGCCACCCAATTGGAGAGAGATTAGATGGTCAATCTCATATGAGTTTGGAACTGGTGTAATATTATACAGTTCATAAACATGATTCTTTTTGGACTGTGGCACGTTTCGAACCGAGGCACTATATCCGACGGTGCATACCTTTTCCAGAGTAGCACTTTCGTCAACCTCACCTGGCGTCATGACGGGGTTGGGTAGAATGGGATCCTGTGCCCATGCCAATGAAGGCAATAGGCACAGGATGATTGCTAGTTTTCTCATTCGAAATCGACCTCCATAGTTGTCTTCTTGGGACAATAACCACACCTAATCCAAAATTGAATCCTTCTATCCCAATCATCGCTGTCAGGATGAATGTTTAACCAACGAATCCACGCCTGTTGTGCTGTTTTGTCGAAGGTATATTCATATGGATGCCACTTATGCTTTGTCTCATCTCCCCAGGTATTGACTGGACAACAGATCACATATCCTTCGATCTTCATTTCATTTCCTATCAAGGATTCTATCTGCCATTTCGCTTGCCATCTTTTGGTATTTTATCCGTAAGGTTCGTTCTTCTTCCAACTCAGTCTTGAATGCTCCGCCAGTTATAGTATGATCAAGTGCCTTTTGTAAGGCGTCTCGTTCTGCCGTCAACTTCTCAATCTCATCAGCAGCCTGACGCATTCTGTCTCGCACTTGTAACCATTCCATTACGCCCATATCAGACGGATTATCGGGCAGCGGCATCCGTAAAATTCCTAGAAGCATAATATCACTCACTTCAACAGTTCCTTCTTCTCTTGATCCCATACCTTCCTCTGTTCGGCATTCAGAAAGTAGTCCAAAACATCGTCAACAGCACCCAGAAAGTGATAGTCTACCTCCATCACATCATCCGAGCAATCAATCTTGTCTGGCTTACAGTTGTGTCTATATGCCTCCTTGAGAGAAGCAATAGCAATAGCATCACATTGATCGTGGTCAAGTTCAATCGTGTGTTTCATTATTTTCTCACCAGTTTTCTATTGTAAACTGTTTGTCCCAACAATGGTCATAACGATCATTGTGAAACACTAGCACTATTCCATCATACATGAAGCAGTAG